CCCCGTCCCAGGTAGCCTCCTTTATGACTTTGCAGGCTATCTCATTTTTCTCATCATCAGAAAAACCCGACAGATTCCGTATAAGGTTTTGGATAGTCTCCACTTTGCCCGCCATCTCCTTTTTCGAGTTCGTCTCAGCTCTTTTCGCAGACTCGGCCTCCAAGATCTGCTCCTTCATGGATGACATCTCGGAGTCGAGGCTGTTTATCTCATCGATGATGTACTTTGACGCCGCCTCATTTTGCGCCAGCGCAAGTGAGGAAGTGAGCCGCCGTATTTTATCCTCTGTCTTTGCGAGTTTCTTTTTTATCTTGTCGGCGCTTTTGGCACTGACGGGATCTTCACTTTTTACATAAGACCATATAACATCCGGATCCGACTCTATCTGGGAGAAGATCTCCATAACCTTGCCATCTATGAGCGAGCATACCACCTGTCCACGATCACACACATCATTGCCATATCTCTGGTGCCGGATGCACCTGTAAGATCTGGACAGGCCGGAAACACATTTCTTTGTGCCGATATTCATAAGGCTACCGCAGGAACACCGCAGAACTCCACGGAGCAGAGGGTTAGGATATTTCTTTTTGCGAAAGCACTTATTATGTGTAAATTTTTTCTGGGCCGCCAGCCATATATCCGCAGACAGAAACGGCTCATGTAGTCCCTTGCATACTATCCATTCTGTCGGAGGGAGCAGTTGGTGCGGCCCGCGCTTTTCAGTAGATCTGTTATAAACGATAACACCGGTGGAGCCGTCCCAGAGCTCCCGACAGTTATCCATCTGGCACCCTAAAGCCTCAAAGTAGTCATATACCTCTTTTGTCGCCTCGCAGTAGTACGGCGCCGTGAGGTCGCGGTACAGAGTATTCGTGGCGTAAAAGCTCCCGTGGTATGATCTTTTCTTTTCATTTCTAAACTTTGTCTCGAGCCCCTGGAGGGAGTAGTCACCTTTTACCCATATATCGAAAAGCTCTTTTATATGCTCCGCTCCATCCGGATCCACGGCAAGGGATACATGGTTACGGCCGCCGATGGTAACAGGAACACGGACATAGCCTATAGGAGCACGGCCGCCTACCCATAAGCCTTTTTTAGCGAGGCCTATCATATTATCAGACACCCGGAGTGCTGTGTTTTTGCGCTCCATCTGACCAAAGGCCGCAGACACATACATCATAGCCTCACCTATGGGCGTGGAGGTATCTATGCTTAGGTCCAGGCAGATAAAACGTACATTATGGGACTGCATCTCCTCATAGGCGATAGAGAAGTCTTTGACATCACGGGAAAATCTATCGAGCTGATAGACCACAAGCACATCACACATGTTTTCGCGGATGAGAGACATCATCTTCTGGAAGCCAGGGCGGTTAGTGTTGCCGCCGGTAAAATCCTCATCTGAAAACTCCGTCCATGAGTCTATCTCCCCAGGGAACCTCACATCACAATACTCACGGCACATCCTAAACTGGTTAGAGATGGAGTCGGACTTATCACTATATACAGATTTTCGACCATAAGAAAAAAACCTCATATCACGCCTCCTTCCTTAAATGCTCTGAGCCAGACGATTCGGGAACGGCAGCGCCGCTTGTAAAATTTACGCCCAGCGCCACCTCAGCTCCTATCTTTCCGCGAGCGTCGGCACGATCATAGGCGATGGCAATCTGTATAGCCTGGTCAGATAACTCCGGGAGGGCGCTTTTTTCATATCTCTCCCCAAACTCATCAAAAACAACTCTACGCATTGTATCAGTTTTTCCGTACAAGTAGTCGAGATCAACATTAAAAAGGTCAGCTATGGCCTCATATTTTGCCCTGGTTGGAGTACGACTACCATTTTCCCACATAGCTATTGTGGAGTCTCCAACATTAAGCTCTTTCGCAAGCTGCGATTGAGTCCACTGCCGACTTTTCCGCAATTCAAGGATAATATCAGAAAACATAACACACACCTCCTGAAATCAATAATATCACTATATGTGAAAAAAGAAAACACAAAATTCACAAAAAGTGATTGACAAAGAAAATCTAATCGTGTAGTATGTCACTTGTGAGGTTCACAAAATGTGAAGAAAGTGAGGTGATAAGATGAACGCAACGGCAGTAGGGGCAAGAATTAGAGACCTGAGAGGCGACAGGGCGCAGAAGAAAGTGGCGGAAGATCTCGGCGTATTACAGAGCACATACAGTATGTACGAAAGCGGCCAGCGCATCCCATCTGATGAGGTTAAGATCAGGATCGCGAACTACTTCAAAAAGACAGTGCAGGAAATTTTTTTTGCAGATTAACCTCACAAAATGTGAAGGTCTGTGATATCCTACGGATACCACAGAATGTTAAGCCTTTACAGGCTTAACATAAATAACTATTTACGAAACCTTTAGGAGCAGAGCATGAGGAAGAAAAAAGAGATAAAAGTGGAGGTCAAATTCACTCCAGGATATGAGAAACGCTTTACCAAAGCCTGCATAGAGGTTTTAGCGCAAAGAAAGGAGACGAAATGGAACAAAAGCAGCTGATCTGCGACCTGCTCCTCGACGCTATAAGGCAGACGAGAGCGGGCAATGATGTAAGCGCCCTCAAATTTGACGAGGACAAAGAGGTGGTCGAGGTTTTCTTTGATGGCTCGACGGCTCCGGGCAGGACTATAAATGTAGCCTTGGACAGCGGATGGGCCATGATAAAGGACATCGTAAACCAGATAGACATAGGATGACGAAGGAGGGCATTTTATGGGACAGGTAATTTTTATAGGCTTTTTTGCCGCGGCGGCTATATGCCTTGCAGTCCTGGGATACTTTACAGGCCGCTATGACGCACTGATGGAAATAGAAGAACGAGAGGAAGAGGAAGATGAACAAGAGAAGATTAAGGAAGAGCGCGAGGCTTATCTTACTGATAACATTCGCCGCTATTATCGCCGCCATAAGCGCATCGATTATGACTTACGGCGCGAGTATGCAAGAGTTCGCAAGACCGGATCTGATACCGACTATTGAGGACATATCGGAGGTTTACGGAGTATCACCGGAACTCATAGAGGCCATGATCGAGACGGAGAGCCAGGGCATATCATCTGTGAGCAACGGATCCTGTATAGGTCTGATGCAGGTATCCACCAGATGGCACAGTGACAGAGCGGCACGTCTGGGAGTAGATCTCCACACAGACTACGGCAATATACTCGCAGGGACAGACTACCTGATGGAGTTAGCAGAAGATAGCGACGACCTGCTTTATGTATTAGCAACCTATAACGGCCAAAGTGATGCGGCGGAAGGGAAAGAAAACGAATATGCACGTAAGATACTATCCCGGGCAGAGGAACTTGAAAGAGTACACGGTAAACGGGACTACGAATATAACTGACCGGAAGAGAAAAGACAAGGAGGAAAAGACACCCAAAAGAGGCGGCGAAGATTTCAAGGTTATATTCGATGAGGCTTGCAGGAAGGTCAAGGAGAACGAAGATGGATGAACACTACATCATAAACGCCACGGCCACGGAGATCCTGGAGGATATCAAGACAGGCTCGATACCATACGCACCGGCATGGTGGAGCAGGCACGGGCACGAAATACGCCGGATCGGCAGATGGAGGCTTTGCCATATTAGCGCCTTTTACATCGGAGAGAAACAGACAACAGAGGGTATCTACTATCTGGATGAAAAGATCTTAAAGGTGGAGCGAGAGCTAAATAAAAAAGCCACCGGCGAAGGTGGCTGACGGGGGGTGCTTTTGACACCGAAATAAACCATATATATGGTATCATGAGATCCTCCAAAAGTCAATATATAGTGGTAGCTCTAACGGCGTGAGAGCCGTTAGAAACTCGATTAAGCATATTAAAGTTAGACGAGGGGACAAGATGCTGACAGAGAAGAGATGGGACTTAGGGGACCGGATAGATCATGAGATAGGTTTCAGAGGAGCATACGGCAAGAAGGGCGAAAAGAGATCCGAGAGAACCAAAGCCACCAGAGAGCAGATCAAAAAACAAAATCAATGGAACAAGACAAAGCGCCTCGACAGAAAGATCAGGGCGAATTTCACAGAGGGACAATGCACATATATCACACTCACATATAGGCAGGATCTAAGGCCGGAGGACTCCGATGCTTTCAAAAAGGACCGCCGGGTGCTACTCGACAGACTCCGCAGGGAATACCAAAAGGCGGGGATCCCGTTCAAGTGGATATCCAGGGCAGAGGTAGGAAAGAGAGGAGCTGCACACCTCCACCTGCTTGTGAACGATATCCCGGGCGTCAATATGCTCGCGCTCGTAGCGAAATACTGGGACAAAGGTAGGCCGATGCTAAAGCCTGCCGACGATCTCAACAGCGGAAAGCTGGCGGAGTATTTCACAAAACTAAACACAGATGACATCAAGGGACAGACTACATGGATGAACAAAAAAGAGCAAAAGATGATAACCTCATACTCCTGCTCCAGAAACCTCGTAGAACCCGAGCCGGATGTAAGACGCTGCACAAAGCGGACAGTAGAGAAGATGGTCCGCGACGGCATCGAACCCACACTCGGATACACTGTCATCCCGGAGTCGGTCATCTATGGCACTAACCCATTTACAGGATACTCATACCTGCACTACAAGGAAATAAAGACAAAATGCGCTGGCGCAAGAACGCCGGTACCCAGAAGGGAGGTGAGACCGCCATGGCAATAGTAAACATCTTTTGTCAGTCCGGCATAAAGACCATTGCAAAGAGCAAAGGCTACACCATCTATCTGCTCGAAACGGACATGAGCGGAGAGCCCTATACAAAGCACTGGATAGAACAGATCGAGGAGACCGGCAACGGCGCCGGAGTAGAGACGGCCTTAAGAGCACTCCGCAGGTTAAAGGATCCAGAGTGTGAGCTTGT